AAATAATTTTTATCACCAGAACTAAGAAATTTTTGTTTATAAAATAACGCTTTATTTAATCCTTGATAAACATTTCTATGAAAATCTCTAAATATTCTACTGCCATTATATAAATCATAAAATGTAGATTTTCTAGGAGAACCTTCAGTATAAGTTTTATCACCAAAAGCATTTAATAATTTGTTTTGTTGATTTAAAAATTCTTTTATAATTAACTTATCAGCATCATTTAAATTATTAGTTGTTTTATATTTCTTAGAACTTTCATCTAATGTAAATTTTTGAAATATTCTTACTCTTAATCCATTAGCAGTTTGGCCATTCTCTATTATTTGTTTTAAATCTTTAGCATTTGCTTGTTTTGGAGACATTGATTTTGAATTTTCAGGAAACAAAAATCCATCTGTCCAATCATATATATCTCCTGCTATATTTGGATTCAATTTATTAGAACCATCTACAATATACTGAACTTCTAAAGCAGCTCTTTGAAAATATGCTAATGTTTCTGTGTCAACAGTTACATATTCATTTTCACCACTTTTATATAATAAAGACGGCCCAATTAATTCATTAGTAAATGGATTAACTCTAGTATGTTCATCCCAAGGCTCTCTTTGGTCTTCGTCAAATAAATATTCATTACTTCCTAAATTTTGTAAATAATTAATTTTTCTAGGTGTTTTTTGTACAATCCCTATTCCTTGTTTAAAAGATATTGAACTACCTATTTTAGAAAGAATTGCATCTCTTGAAGAACTTGATTCCATTTGAAATGTAAATGTTGGACTACCTTGTAAATCAGAAGGGTCAATACCTTGAACAAAATAAGATTGATTTCTTTTAATATAATCAAACATATAATCATCGTGTGCGAAAAAATAATCTACTTTATCTGCATCATAGTCACCTTCGTATACATTAGCAACATCAAAACTATTAATCTCTACTCCCAATCCTTGACTTTCATCTAAAAAACCTTTTAATCCTAATAATGTTATATCATTAGGTCTTGTTCTTGGATTACGTCTAGAGATAATACCCATTTCATATCTTGTTTCAGTAAGTTCTTGAATAGATTCTATTAAATCATGAGCAGTTTCTAAAGTAGCATCAACAGAGAGCATATCTTCAATGTTTCCAATTATACTTAAATCCTCTTCTGAAATAAACGGAGTAATTTCTTCAACAAATTCTTTCACAGTTAATATTCTATCATTTTGAACTATTCTTATTTTTTTACTACCAAGTTCAGATAATTTAGTTTCTTTTTCTTTAAATGGTAACATTATCTGACCTCTTACTACCATATTATTTAATTTGTTAAATAAAGTAGGTAATAATCTTGTTTTTTTATCTTTGCCTAAATGGCTTTTACCAGAAACAATTAATGGAGCTTGTCCTCCATATCTATAAGATTCAGTTTCTATATCATTGTAAATTCTATTTACTATTGCTCTTCTATCTGAAAAAATATTATCTATATATTCTTTAGCTAAATATTTTTGTACTTGATTTACACTATAATCTGTAGGGTCTGCTGATATGTTAGAATCATTTTCACTTAATTTTAAATAATACATTAAATTACTTAAATTTTGCAATGAACCTTCTTGTGAATCTTGTGGTATTTTTCCCTCTTCCATTTTAGTCCTCATAAAAGCATTCATTTTATAAGGGTCTCTCATTATTTCCTTCATGGCATCTAAATTTAAATCTAACTCTTCAGATATTTCTGCAAAAGCATCTCCATGTTCTTTTGTATTCATGTAATTATAATCAGCATCAGATACACTAGCGGATAATAAATTAGCATCTTTCTCTGGTCTTAATCCTAAAGCGTTAATATCAATTGTTTTTATTAAATTAGAATAAGAACCAGTATTTAAATCAGTATATCTTTTTCCTTTTATAAAATTAATATCATCTTTATTTCCATCATCTATTCCATCATACGCCTTAGCTCCAGATTTTGTAAGTAAAATATCAACTGTTGGATTATTATCAAAAAACCCATTTAAAGCAGGGGAATAAACAAATAAGGTCTTACCATACAAAAGAGTTTTTCCTTCTCCCTGAGACGATATAACAGGCTTTATAGGGTTTGTAGAGTTAGGGTCATGCCCCATGTATGCATGGTATTCTGACATAGCATTTTTAGAAATAAAACTTATACTGTCAAATCCAGAAACTTGGCCATGAGCATTTCCTATTGTATTTTCTAAATCAATGTTTTCATATTCGGGATATTCGTTTTTTAAATCTTGTATAATTTGAGACATAGACTCAGTCCCCTCATCATCCCACACAACAACATTGTGACCTTCTTTTGCCAATCTATTATTAATTAATTTTACAACATTGTCTTCTTTACCCAATAGAGTTTCTCTTGCTTTTTGTACAGATTTTAAATATTCAACTGTAGGTCTAACAAAATTCTTTGTAGTAATTAATTTTAATCTTTTTATGTATTTGTCTACTCTAGTTGGGTCTGTTTCATTTAATATGCTATAAAGTAAATCATTATCTTTGCTTTTAAATCCAACTTCAAAAATTAAAAATCTAGTAGCGTGTTCTATTTTTTCATCTTTATATTTATAAATACTTTCAGTATCGTCAAATGATTTTTTAATATTATCTAAAACTCTTTTTGTTTTTGTATCTACTTTGTTTATATGTTCTTTATGAAATCTGTAAAAATCATCAACTATTTTTTGTTGGTCAATTGTATTTATTAAAATACTATCCATTCCATCATAAACATCTAATTTTTTTATTCCTATATCATTTGGGTCAGAAGAAAATACATCATTAGGATTAAGATTTTTATTTGCTAAAGTTTTTTGTACCCTATCTCTTGTTTCTTTTATTCTTGACCTAAGTAATTTTGGTATATTTTCAGTTTGAAGAATATTGTATGTTTTTTCTATTAAATTTCCAGACCTATTAAATTCTGTATAAACTACACTATTATCAAATATTCCGTAATCTAACCCTAATGAATTAAAATATTGATGAACGGGATTATTTTGCATTAATTCTTTATTTTCGTCAATTGACAATTCATTATTTCTAATACTTATTTTTCTAATTTCAACTCTATCTTTAGTTCCAAATGCTATCTGATTAATATCTTGAATAATGTTATCTTTTTTCTCTGTTGATAAATCTTTAAACTCTTCATTTTTATTTGTAACTAATTGTTCACTAATTCTTTTTATAGATTCTTCGTTAATGATTTTAACTTCATCTACTTTCTCACCATTAATTGCTTTTTCATTGTCTTCAAATATTAAATCATTAAAAAAGTTTCTTTTTGAAATGTTGTCTTTATTAGCATGACTTTCATATGATATAGTTCCATTATCCAATGTAACTTTAAATTTATATTTTGAGAAAAATTGGTCAATACTTAATGATGCATTTTTTTCATTTAAAACATCTGAAGAATCTTTAATATATTTTCTTCTTATTTCTCTTCTTTCGTCTATATTTTTTTGGACTATTTCAGAAGGTAAACCAGCTCTAGTTATATTTTCTTTTATTAATTCAAATTTTTCTATAGTTAAATTTTCTTCTATAATGTCTAGATTTCCATCTACATTTCTTTTTATAATATTTTGTTGATTTAACATATTTAAAATATCTATTCTAGCATTATCTCCAAAATTTAAAATGTGTTCTTGCATTTGATTTTTAACACTATTTAATTTTGTATTAGTCATAATGCTAAACAAATCTTCTATTTTAGTATTATCTGAACTTCTATCTTTTGCATATATATTGTCTAATTTATTTTTTAATACGAAAGCATCTTCAGGAGTTAACTGTATTGATTCAGTTAAAATATTAACGACTTTACTGTCTTTTTTTAATCTATTTAATATTTTATTATATTTATTTTGTAAATTTAAATCACTAGGAATAGACACAGTTCTTAAAATAAAATTTCTAATTCCTTTGTCATCTAATACACCGGGTATGCTAAAATTTGGATTACCAGATTGTTGAATAATAAAATCTATATCAGCTGGGTCAACTACAGAATTTTTTAATCTAAGTTTATTTATATCATTTAAAACTAATTGATACATAAATTCCATATTTTTTCTATTTAATAAATCAACTTTAACACCTAAACTATTTAATTGATTTTGTAAACTAGCAATTTGAGTTTTTTCTATAACATTAGGATTGGGAGTTTCTGTTATTTTAAATTCACCAAGAGCTTTTAATATGCCATGTATTTTGCCTAAATCAATTTTACTAGCATCTTCAGATGTATTTATATCTTTGTAATCGTTAATTAATTTTATATCGTCACCTTCTTTAATTAACATACCAGAATCTAGAAAAAGAGACATTAATTTTGAATCCATATTTTTTTCAGATAATACACTCATTATTTTTTTAGTATTATTATTACCTATATTCCTCATCATAGGAACAATATAAGATTCTAATTCTGTAAATTTAAAATTAAGTCTTCCATCTTTATTTGAAACAGATTGATTAATATCTGATTCAGATTTTCTTACAATATCATATATAGATTTTAAAGTTTCAACACTTTCAATTTTATTAACACTTTGAGATTGGTCAAATGAAGAGGCTCCTAATCCTTCAGTTACGGCTATTACAGTTTCCAAACTCCTTATAGCATCAGACAATTCTTCTTCCGCTTCATTACCTTCTTTTCCAGATAACCATTCTTTAAATTCGCCATCAGATGCTTTTTTAAAAAGTTCATTACTAATTTTAACATTAGCTGGAATTGTAATTCCTTTTTTATTTTCTTTTATAACAATATCTTCATGATTAGCTCTGTTAATATTTTTTAATACCCCCGATAAAGACTCTTCCATTCCTTGAGTTGCTTCATCAACTCGGTCTTCTAATACTGAATTAAAATCTTCGACAGTTTTAAAACCTTGTTTTTCTAAAAGATTCATAATTTTAGAAGCTTGTTTATCTGTAATCTGGTCTAATGTTCTAGAATATTCATAATCAGCTTCCATTAATCCAGATAAAACATTCATTCTATTTGCGTAGGGGTCCGTAGGTTCTGCTGTGTCAAAATTATAAAATGATTTTTCATCATTTTTAAATTCATAATTTGTTATAGTTTCGTCTTCATCGCTTACAATGCCTTCTTCTTTTAAATAACTTGTTAATTCTTCGTTATCTCTTAATAAACCAACTCCAAATCTTTCATTTCCTCCAGACAGAGTAGACGAATAAAATGTATTTTCAGACTTAATTCCTAAACCTTCTAATCCATGTCTTAATTTATTTATTTTAGTATCAATATCTATTCTACCAAAATTTCCCCTTCTCATTGTAAAACCACCAATAATAAAACTTGCTATATAATCAGTAGCATTTAAATTTAATGTATCTTCATCTATATAAGTCTGAAGCATTTGAGTTCCTGACATAGCTGCTCCAGTAGCCATCATTCTAGGAAATAAAATTCTATAATTTTGAAACCCTTCTTTAGTTGATTCTTTTATTATTTCTTTAGCATATTTTTTTCTTGTAGACATTAACCATTTTATTGCTTCTTTTTCTGCATCATCTCCAAGTTCCTGTCTAAGTAAATCTTTTAATCTAGTTTCAGATAATTTATCATTTGCTTTAGCAAATTTATATAAATCTACATTATCTTTTATTCCATTTTTTGTAAATATCATTTTTGTAGAAAAATTGTTATATCTATTTTGTTCTCCATAATGAATTAATTGTTTAGTTAAATACTTTAAATCTTTACCCTTGTAATCATTTTTACCTAAAAGACCTCTCACTCCTTGAAAAAAATCAACTTTAGATTTCATAAATTTATTTAATGGTTGAAAAAAAGCTGCTGTAGCATTTACAGCTGTACCAGCGGCAAATCCAAATACCATTTCTCTAGCAACGCTACCTACTTCTAAAAAACTTTCGTCAAATGGATTAAATCCAGTTTTTATACTATCTGATTCTCCTCTTAATACTTGTTGTCCTTGCCTACTAACACTCATTAATCCATCTGCAAATGAAAATACAAAAGCATCTTCAAGAAACTCACTCATAAATCTCCCAGCATAACCTTGTCCATATTTTGCTTTTGCTATAGTTTGCAATGTATTAACAGGAACACCCTTACTTCCTACTACAGTAGCCATTTCTCTCATTGCTTTTGCTTGAGCAGAATTTATTTGACCAGACTTTAATAACGATTGTATTCTTGTATTTATATTTTTTGCAAATGATTGAGCAAATGTATTACTAGCTGTAGAAGTTTTTATACCTACCGAAGAAGCAGTTTTTGTAACTACTTTACTTACTTCATCACTAAGTTCTTTTTTAACGCTTTTTGAAAGTTTAGATGCTTTATCAGCTGATTTTGTTATTGCACTAACTGCTGACCTAGTTGTTTGCTTACCAAGTAAATTAGAAGCTAATACAGATGCTCCTTTTCCTAAAATTTTTGAAGTTAATTTAACTGGAGCTCCAACTAAATAGCCAACACCAGTTCCAACTCCACCTAATACTTTAGCAAATAAATCTTCTTCTTGATAATCCCTAATTGTTTTTTGAATACCAACATCTTTTATACCAGCTTCTATTAAACCGGGAACTCCAAAAGTAAATGATTCTGCAAATTCATATGTACCAGCAGCGGCGCCTTTATATAAAGATTCACCTACGTTTTTAAGTATTCCTAAATTTTGTTCAGATGGTATATTTTTAGGTTCAGAAAAATTAGATTGAAAATTTGTTATTGTTTTTCTTTCTTCTTCTCTTTGTTGTTCAAATCTTTCTCTAGCCGTTAATTCTTTTTCTTTTTCTTTTTCAGATATTCCATAAACATTTAAAGATTGAATTGGGTCTAATTGATTTGCATTTCGTTCTTTTATTAATTGTCTAGCTCTTTCTAAAGCTGCTTTTGACATTGGCATATTATTATAATCCTAAATCTTCTGGAGAAAAACCTTCTTCTAATAATATTTGTTTTATATCGTAAGGTACATAATCTATATTTTGAGTTGTTGATATATCTTTTAATAATTCATCAAATTCTTTTCCAATTTGATTTCTAGTAGATTTTCTTATAGCATTTGACATTTCAATTCTATTTTCTTGATTTGAATAAAATGCTTTATTTTCATTATGTTTTTTAATAGGATTTTGAAAAGATTCCATAAAAGGGATTTGATTACCAAAGTAACTTTTATCTAATCCTTGAAAAACATTTAAAAAATTATCATAATTTGCTCGACCTGTAGCAGATGAATTAACCTGAGCTTGTATTAAAGAATTTACAATAGCTTGACTATTTGTTTTGTCATAAAAATCATCTACCTCATCTTCTTTATCTGATTTTTTTGCTATTTCTTTTATTTTTGTTTTAAGGTCTGTTTCGCTTCCATCCCAAAAGTTTTCTATATAATTAAAAACAGGAGAAGGAATTATTTCATTTGTTTTTATTCTAGAAACAAATTTTAAATCTTGTTCGTCTTCTATTCGACTAATAGATGAAAAAACTTTTTCTACATTTTGTTCTGATTTTGTATTTATTATAGTATTTAATTGTTCTTGACTAATTTTTAAATCTGCAATTTGTTTTTGTTCTCTTCTTTTAATTGCTTCTGGGCTATATAATTCATTTCTTTGTAAATCTCTTAATTCGTTAGCGTCTCTTTCTCTTTCTATTCTATCTTGTTCTTGACTTTGAGCAATTCCCATTCTTTGAATTTGTTCTTCTCTGCTAAATTCTTGTTGCCTTAATCTTGTTCCTAAGTCTAGCATAGCTAAAGACCTATCAATCTTTTGTTGTTCTCTTGATTGTTTATATTTTAATAAACTATTAATTGAATCTAAAGCCCTAGACATTATTAAAGTATTCCAAAATATTTAGTGTTAGCTTGTTCGTTTGCCATTCTTTTCTGCATTTCTAATTGTTGACGTTGAGATTTCATTTCAAACTTTTGTTGTTCAAATTGAGATAATACATCACTTAAACTTTTAGTAAGTGCAATATCTACATCTTCTCTCTTTGTTTGAAATTGTTTTCTTACATCTTTTATCATATCATCATCCATTCCAACATTAGCAAATCCAGTTGCTTGATTAATTTGGTCTTGTCTTTTCCCAATTTGTTGTATTGTTTTTTGACCAGAATCAGATACAGATTTTAATGCTCTTTGCGATTCTAATGTAGATAAAGCTAAACTACCACCTAATGATTCTTGTAATGATTTTTCAGCTAATCCTAAATCTTTTAAAGCATCGCTAAGAAATGCACTTTGCCTTCTACCTTCTCTTCTAACTCTATTAGTGTTTCCTATATCTTGTGCAACACTTAAAGCTGCCATTGCTGCTTCTACATACATAAATTACTCCGCTTGTCCGTAATACGATAATGGAAAACCTAAATCAGCAAATTTTTTAAAATCTTCAATAGAAAGATCTGGGTCTCCTAAAAATGAAATTAAACTTGAATCTTCATCAGTTATGTCTGGTATATTAAAACCCATTTCATCAGCTTTTTTATCTGAAATAACAATATTTTCAAAAATATCATTTGTTAATGATTTTGTTGATTTTGGTTTAACTTTTTTTGGAGATTCCAATCCACCTTTTTCATTATATATTCTTTCTGACATAGGAACTTTTTTATTAATAGAAGGAGATTTAGGAGTTTCTAAATTAATTTCAGAACTTTTTAATAAAGGAGAATCTGTAGATTCTAATAAATTTTTAACTAAAGATAAAGATTCTATTTGTTGTCCTTTAGCAGCTACGTCATATTTACTTCCTAATTCTTTATTACCTAAAAAGTATTTATCTTCTTGAGATAAAAATTCAGTTAAAGTATTTTTTTGTTTAAATACATCCATTAAAGAAATATCTGATTTATCAATTCTAAATTCGCTTACATCTTCACCTAAAGAAGTTTTAAATGTTTCTATATCTTTTTCAATTTGTTTTTTTTGTTTTAAATCTTCACTTAATATAGATATAGTTTCAAACCCTTTAAATGCAGTATCGAATCCTCTTCCTTCTTCTTTAGCTTTAAATTCATTAAGTCTTGCAGATTCTTCTGCTTTTAATAATTGCTCAGAAACACCAGCAAGTTGTTGAGTTATTTCTCTTTGAGCTGTTCCCCTACTTCTTATTGCTGATTTTATTTGAGATGATGTAGCCATATTGATTATATACTTTTACTCTTTAATTTAATTAACATATTTATTTTATCCAATAGCATTATGATGTATGTTCTGTATCTGATATTGAAAAATTAGCAGTTTCTCCAAAAGGTTGAAAAGATACATTTGTTCTACTTTTAAACCATTCTTTATCTGCTTGAGATGGGTCGGAACTAGGCGAAGTATCATCGTATCCTCTCATTTTTATATCAATAACTAAATTCCAAAAATCGGTATGATGAAATCCACCAGCAGTAGAAATACTAAATAACTCAGTAGAACCAGAAGGAGTAGTCCCTGTTTGAGATACAATATTTAATCTATGAGTACCATAAACTTCAACGCTTTGTACAGGTGGGAAAAAAGTATTCGCATTTCCATTAGATAAATTAATATCACCATCTCCACTATTAGAATAAGAACCTGTGCTTACAATATGTTTTTGAAAATTACCGCCATGACTATTTGGATTTGTTCCTCCAGTAGCAGTGTAATTAGGAGGAGTTACTGTAGAATCGTGACCACTTATTCCTAACTCATCAGACCTAAATTCATTTTTTGTTATAGCCAATGTTCCTTTATAAGCTTCACTACTATTTAAAGCCGCATGACCATATCCATTATTAATTCTTGATACTAAATCATATTTAATAAAGTTTTGACAATAATCATCTATCCCTTCAAACCATTTACCACTTGTTGTATTTGCATATCCACCATCATTTAAAAAAGATGTAGATTTAGCTGAACCAGTAAATAAAGGTTCTTGTAATGTCATTCCTCCAGCTACCCAAAATAATAAACAATCATAATCTCCAAAATTTAAAAATTTATTAGACCTAGAAACATCTGCAAAGTTTGATATTGTTTGAGCCCGCCAAGGGTCAGCATTATGTTTGTTTGCGTGTAAACTCCCAGCTGCTAATTGACTCCTGTAGTATTCATAACCATCAACAAATTTACCAGTTTCAGAAGCGTCATCATTGTCACTATGATTAACAACGTTAATATGCAAAAATCCAGATATTAATTTTCTTGGGGGAATCTTTATATATTTTTTAATTGAAATAGGAGTTGATAAATAACCACCCATAATTAACTCCCATAACTTGTATTAAATGAAGTAGATTCGCCATGAATTGACAATATTGAATAATTTTGTTGCATATCGCCTCTTCCACTTGTTTGATGATATTTATCTATTTTATTATGAAATCCATATTGTTGATATAAAGATTGAGCATATGAATTAAAAAGAATTTTTCTATCTGTATCTACTTGTATAATGCTTACTCCACCTTCTTGTATATTAACTCCTGTTGCTCCATCTATAACTAAAGTACCAGTATCGTCAATAGCACCATCAGTAATAACTAATCCACCTATTGTAAAGTCTGTTGTTGCATCTATTGTAGTGCCTTTTATAGTGCTATGAGAATTTGCACCTATAGCAGTTCCATCTATTGCTCCACCATTTATATCAAATGCAGTCCCTTCTATTTCTACAGAACCAGCTTCTAATTTTTTACCAATTGTTATTTTTTCACCGCCATTAGTAGTGACAAATGTTAAATATGCAGTATCAGCTTCTTCTACAACAAGACTAGCTGCTTTGTCATCTGGTATTTTTATAGAACTATTATCAGCTGTAAATGTTAAAGCCCCATCTCCACCTGCCAAACTTAAATCACCTGACATTTCTCTTGAACCATTAATAAGAAGATATTGAGGATGGTCATCAGTCCCCAAGCTGCTTAAATCACTATGTACCGTTACTCCAAAACCAGTTGACGAAGATGATGCAGAACCTCTGGTTGATGGCATAGTTCCAGAAGAAGACATTGCTAACCAGTCACCATTGCGTTTAACATATTGAACTGTACCAGAATTTTCAACTTGCCTAAAAGATATGTCTCCATCATAACCTTCTCTAGAATCTGGTTCGTTTAAACCAAAAGTAGGTTGCTTACCTTTTTGATGTAATAATTTTCTTTCTTCTCTAGTTAATGGCATTATTTAATATTCTTTAATCTATATACAATTGTTATATCGTTAATTTCAAATGTAGATGGGACTGTGCCGTCTGTTGTAAATTTAATAGCAAATGAATATATATTGTTTGCTTCAGTAGAAGTATTTGGTTTTAATTCAGCCTGCACCCATTGGCCTGCTCCAGTATTAGATATTTCATTACTGGAAAAATTAGTTCCATTTGCAAATAATTTATCAAATGTAGTATTTCCATTTGTTGCATATTTTACTTGAACATTAGTTGTCGCATTTGTTTTATATGTAATATATACTTTATAAATCTTTTTTCTAACAGAAGGTTGCCCAAAATCAATATCTTTAGTTCGGTAAACAAATGCTGCGCTTGAAGCTACTTCTGGATTCCAAGTTACCCTATCTGAATCGTTGTTAGTTAAATACAATAAATCTTGATTCCCATCTAATACGAAGTTTGTCATATTATCTGTAACAGGTATTTTAGAAGAACCTTTCATCCAAGCTCTTAATACAAAATCATATATAAAAACATCTGTATTTTCATTTTTAATTAATAATTGTCTTTTCTTTGGTATGTATGCTATATGAGCAGAAGACATATCTGGGTCATCAGAACTTCCATCTTCACCATCAGTAATAAATGCTTCCCAATCAGATTCACTTATTAATCTTATTCCATCTTTTTCTAAAAGATTTAAAACTTGTTTTCCATCAAAAAAGTAAACACCAAACGAATTAAACCAAGCAATACCATAATCTGTTTTTGTTGTATGATAATCAAATGCGCATCCTTTATTTTCATATCTATCTTCAAGAAATTCAACATTCTCAGATACATTTATAACATACATTGTTTTTTCTTTAAATTGTAAAATCCTATCAGCAAATGCTTCTAACTTGATTATACTTTCACCATCGTTTATTGCTACATCAATACTTCCAGTTTTATTTGGAAATACATCAAATTTATTTACAGCGCTTTTTAACATTCTATCTGGATGATTTTTACCAGCAGAACCAGCAGGTTGTCTTACATTTCCTATATAAATTCTTCTACCATGAAGAACTGCTGTTTTAAACTTAGCATCAATAAATTGTGTATTAGCTGCGTATCCATTTGTACTTCTATATGTATCTATTAAATTTGCAGAACTTGGAGTAATTGCTTTAGCTATTACTGATTTACCATAAAAGTTTCCACTTGTAACTGCTGTGTTAGCAAGATTAATTGACATTTCTCCATCTTCGGGTAAAAATTTAAATCCATTATTTATAAAATCTAATTCTCCTATTAAGAAAAAATTATCATTGTCTTCTAATTTGTAATATACTCTAGAACCAGTTATTCTTTTACTAATTGTATATGTACCTCCTCCACTATTAAAAGGATTAATATACATATCAAAATTAAACAACAAAGGACTTCCAATCACATTTACTTTATTAACATCAACACTTGTTTCTGTGTCTGTAAATAAAAATGGTAATGATTCTTGTTTTTCATCATCGTATAAATATGTGTGATGAAATGTATATAATCCAGATTGAAAACCTTCAAGACCGGGGTTATCTGCAATAATAGGTCCAGAAAAATAAACATCACAATCAGTCCCACTTCTATCTATTTGTAATTGCCAACCATCTAAACCAACTCCACTCGCATCTCCTTCAGTAATGTTTGTTAAATTGCAAGATACTATATTCCAACAATCAACTTTAAATTCTTCTTTAGAAAATTCCCAAGTTAAAGATGTATTAGGACTAACTCCAGTTTCATTAACTATAAATTTTATAGCAGATAAATTTGCATATTTAGCAGTAGGAACCCATATTGCAAATATAATATTTTTTTCTTGAGTAAGAGTAAATGAAGATGTGTCTGGTAATAAAATAGAACCAGTCCCACTAGTCCCCTCTAAATAAATATTTTGATTACCAAATAAAGGATATATATCTGTATTATCAGTTTTATTCGCATTCGTAGCTCCTCCATAAGAAGCTGCGTTTCCACCTCTAAAACTATTTTGTTGAACTCCTACTCTTAAATTTACACTAGAAACATCTGCTACGTCATTTCCACTATCATCTGCTACATTTCCTATGTATTCAGAATTACTAGAATTAACACCATTGCTATCAGAACCAGCAAACGGAGTTGATATTAAACAAGTACCTACAGTTGGTTTTTCTATAGATTGATTTGCCTGAGCCCATCCTATTGATGTACTATCATACGCAGCATCGTCAGAATCAGCATTCAATCCTTCAAATGTTACATAATTCATGTATCCAAACCATTTATTATTAATGGTATTATCAAATTCACCATCCCCCACTCTTAAATTTCCATCTCCTACATAAAACACAGGATGGTCACTATCAAAGTTAGTTATTTGACCAGCATCCCACCCATCACTATCTTTTATATCTATAGCACTATCATTGTCATCATATGCAATTAATAATGTCTCATTAGCATTATCGCCATCTAATTGCTTATCACTATTCATAGTAAACAAACCTCTATTTGGAAATATAGTTAATGTATGGGAAGTCCCAGAATCTACTGAGGATGAACCTAAAGTTTTTATTCTACCTAAAGAATCAATAGCAACATCTATTGAATCAGGCGATTGAATTTCACTTATATCTCTAGGGTCTGCATTAGTATTAATACCTCCATGAAATCCTTCAATCTTAAGAGTCTGTTTAGGCATTAGATTCTTCGTACTCTATATCTTCTATAATTAATCTTTGAGCATTTTCAGGTAATTCACAAAGTGAACAATCGTCTTCTGAAAAGTCTATTTCAGAGTTTGCATCGTGGTCAAATACATCTAGTCTAAGACCGCCTTCAGAACCTCTTATGGCTCCTCCGTTTCTTATACTTACTTCCGATTCGTTAAATTCCTGTAAGGAATCATCTTGTTCAATATATCTTTTCGCTTTTTGCATCCTCCACACTCCTTTACCTTGCCTCTAGTGACTGTATTAATTGCTCTACTTACTGTATCCCCAAATCCTACATCATTAGAAAAAAGGTCTATGCTTATTTTCTTACCCATTAATAACCAGTTGACATTGATTGTTTTTTAAGACGATTTTTCATTCTAACATTTTGAGATTTACCAACAGCAGTTCCTACCATATCTTGTTCTGATTTTGAAGATGTTCCAGCTTTTTGAGTTTTACTCATTTTCTTTCCACCATAACTCATACAATCTTTCATACTTTTGTATTTTTTTCCCGGTCCTACCATTGTTTTACATTTCATTCGACTTGGCATTTTATTTTCCTTTCATTGATTTTTGAATTGCAGCTGACCTTTTACTTTCGTAACCAGATAGTTTACCATCTTTGTCAAGGTCTGCTTTTCTTGTTACACATCTTTTAAGTTTCATATCGTAGACTTGACCTACTTTACATTTCATTTTACCTTTCATATTGTACTTCCTTCTCATACCACCAGTTTTTAATTTTGTTGAACCACCCCTTCCTGTATCTGGAGCTGCTACATCTGATAATCCTATTACGTCTGCCATTATTTCCAACTAATTCTTTTACTACTTGTTTTCTTTTTCATTGCTGATGTACATTGTGACATCGTAGGCCTACAGGCTGGGTATCCCTTTCTCCTTTCACCTTTACGTCTCCCACAGGGTTTTCCTGTTTTGCAATCAACCCAGCCTTTGCCCTTATTTCTTGAAAACCATTTTTTTAAACCTTCTTTTGCCATTACTTCTTTTTTGCATGAGGAGCCATTTGCACTCTAAAGGAAGTAGTTAAACTAGCTCCTTTATGTGATTTGTATCCACCTCTAGGATTTTTCATTAATTTTACACCTCTTCCAGATTTCATCCAATGGTATCCTTTAGGTGCTTTTACTTTTTTATTCATATTATTTCTTTTTCTTTTTACTTGAGTTACCCCAATTAGCAGCTCCTACTTTACGACACTTAACCAATGCTCCAGAAGCATAAGCTGAAGGCCATACTTTGTATCTTGCTTTTACTTTGTGATAACACGCATCTTTTTTAGACATTTAACACTTCCATCTTCTTCTAGCTGCACATATTCTTTTGTCAGGTGTTTTAGAGCAATTAATACCATGCATCCTCATTTGACCTGCAGACCTACTACAATAAGACTTTCTTCTTTTTGCAGACTTACTACCAGGCTTCACCTTTCCTGTTACAGCGGTTTTTAATTTAGAACCGGGATTCATTCTTCTATAAGCAGCTACACCAGCACGAGTCATTCCTGCTCCAGATTTAGTGGACCGAAAGTTCTTTTTATTTTTTGCTGGCATCTTACCTTTAGACATTTTACAATCCCATTCTTACTAAAACTTTTTCAAGTTTATCTCTTAATTCTTCTAATTCGTTATAAATAAACTCAATATGTTTTTCTGTTGCAGAAGGTTGTTTCTTTGTTTGTTTTTTAGCAGTTGGCATTATACACCAATCTTTTTAAGAAGAACACCTTTTATAATTTTCCAAAGTGCTTCTAAAATTGCTTTTTCTGTTTTTTCACTAATTATAGGTATATCAACTGCTTTGTTAATTTCATCTATAATCTCTTCGCCTGTTTTATCAGACAATAATTCATCTGCTATCATTTTCATTAACATATTAACTTTCCTTTATTTTTTTAGTTTTTAAATATAAATAATAAATTTGTATTGCAAACATTAAACACATTAATATTCCAGACAATAAATCAGTCCAATAAACGACACCTAAACTTGTACTTAATCCAGTTACTTTTAAACTATCCATTAGTTTACACTATCTGATTGTGATTTAGAACCTTGACCTGCGTTGTAATATTGAATCGATTGTTCATCTGATTGCTCTTGCATTTGATTTTTTAATACAACAGAATATAATAAATCAAGATGTTTTAATAAAGAAGTTATCTGTGGAACGTGAACTACCATAGATTGTGATGATTTTTGTTCTTTTTGTTTGTATTTAGAATTATATATATCCATTAATGTATGCATTAGTGCCTTCCATTTATCCTACTAAGAGAACCTTTAACTTCTGATATTTGATTATCAAGGTCGTTTATTTCTTTTGTCATAGCATCAAACTTTCTATCTAATTTATCATCTGATGTATTCCATCTGCTAATTAATTTTATAATCATACCTTCCATATTTTCTAACGTTTCTGATTGCCCTTTGTTTTCTATTTTTAAATTTTCTAATGCTTGTTGTTGTGATTCAGACTTTTTAGATAATGACATAACTAAATAAACAAACATTACGCCTACCACACCAATCATGCCAGCTTCGCCATATACAGCCATAAAGTCCATTATTTCTTTTTCCTTTTACCCCAACTAAATGGATTTAAATTTAATTCTTTTTCGTAGAAGGCTACTTTTTCAGCTAATTCTTGTCTTTGAGACCTTTCTTCAACAATGTGTTTACTAAGTAAATCTTCGATTTGTTCATCCGCAGTAGCCACTTGATTTTCCAACGATTGTATTCTACTTTCAATTTGCCAATAACCATATACCAAAATTGCAACGAGAACACATCCTTGAGCAAGCCATTTAAGGTTAATAGAAACAATGGCGTTATCGTCAAGAATAGTAGTCCTATAACTTCTGGCGGTATTAGGTTTTTCACTCATTTCACCACATCTTCAAATTGATTATGTTTCCAACACCAATTAGATTCAGTATTTAATCTTCCATGATAATAATGCATATTTGAATCAACATCCATTATCTCTATAAAAACTGTATTTATAACTGTATCCTGTGGTGTGAGTTGTATCCCTCCTACCTTCCAACCTTGACTGCATCCCGATATTATATTCATACATAATAGGATACCCATAACTCGTACTAACAACTTCAAAACCTCCATTTTTTACTTTTTTAATTATATTGTTCATAATGTTTTTATTACATTATTTTCTAATTTATGTTTACCTACAATCATTCTACCAGTTCCTCCACCATGTCTAGATTCACACTCATCTACATATGCTTGTTCAATAGTTGCCCAACTATTACTTCGTTGAATAACTTCTCCATCTAATACTAAAAAGTATGTATATCTTGAAGGATAAGTCAGGGTCTCAATCGTACCATCTGGGTAAGTCTTTGTTCTTTTAGCACCGGGAGTTGTATTCCTGTAAAGGCGCAGATAATGACCCTGAGAACTTTTCCTTATAAGCATTAGTCTTCTTTGACCTCTTCTTCAGATTCTAATGATTCTTTCAACATTCTAACAAATGCATCGTGACCTACTCTAAGTTGGTCTGCAATAAAACCATTAGATGCTTGTTTGTTTTGTATGTCGTTTATATGATTTACCATCATTTTCTGTTCGTCAGTTAAGTCCTCAATGATATACTCTACACCATCAAGATTAATAACTGGCTTTTCTTTTTCGTTTTTAGCCATTATTGACTCCTTGTTTAGTTAATTATTTCTTTTCAAATTCTTCTACCCTAGCAGATAATTCTTGCACAGCTTTAATCAAAGGAAAGATAAGATTTCCATACGTTAAAGTTTTAATACCGCTATCTTGAGTAGGCGCATAAGTTTCTGTATTTCCAACACCATGTTTTGCAAGTGCTGATTCAACCTCTTGTGCAATTAATCCAACTTGTGTTTCTGTTGGGTCTTCTAATCTTTCGACTCCATCTTCATCCCATTTACTATCTCTTATTTCATCTGGAAAATCTGCTGGGTTTTTGTAGACATATGTTTTAAGGTTTAATTCTTTTATAAAATCAACACCTTTTAAATCATAGTCTTCTACGTTCTTTTTAGTCCTTTCATCTGAAGAATATGCAGTTATGCTTGTAACTTGTGCTTTGATTGCAGAAATATTTGTAGGCCCAAGTGCAATTTCATTATCACCAGTTCCTGTTGTAGCTCTACCTATAACTATTTGATTTGTTCCACCAACTGCTGATGGATTTGCACCTTTACCAATTATGGTATTAAAATACCCTGTGGTCATTGATATTGCGGCATCTTTACCGATTATAGTATTATCAGCACCATTTGTCGCAACCTTAGATGCATCGTGTCCGATTACTGTATTGCCAGCCATTGTGATTGCGGTACTTGTTCCAGTTCCCCCACCTAATGCATTATTGCCAATAGCAATATTATGATTTGCTATATTATTTGCTACTGTATCGTGACCTCCAGCCATAGTATAAGAACCAATCATTATATTAGCATCGGAATGGTCAGATGCACCATCATCTCCTAATCTTAATCCTACTTGATAACCAAGTGCAGTAACGTTAGTTACAGCAGTTTGTGCATTGGCTAACGCTTGATAGCCAATGACAGTATTTTGAGTGCCTGTGGTAATATCTTCCATAGCCTCAAATCCAATCAAAGTATTTCCGCCACCTGAAGTAATTGATTTTCCAGCTCCATAACCTACCGCCACAGTACCATCAGCGGCAGCAGTCATTGCTCCCATTCCAGCTTGTGAACCTACAATAACTGTTTGGTCTACTAAACTTGAGTTAGCAAGTGCATCTGTTCCTATTGCTGTGTTATGTGTCTCATCCAATAAAGCTTGTCCAGCATCTCTTCCAATAAGAATATTGAAATTTCCTGTTGTTAAAGCCATTCCAGCATCTTTACCTACTAAAACATTTCCTTCAGCCGATCCTTCCATATCTCTACCAGCATTTGCACCGAGAGCAGTATTATCATTGCCATATAATGCTGTGCTTGAGTTTCCACCTAATGTATTATATCCAAGAGCTGTGCTATAATCTGAGGTTGTAACATTTTTTCCAGATTGATACCCTACAACAGTACCTCCCGGACTAGCTGTCAAGTCTTTTAAACTTTGGTAGCCAATAGCAACAGTTCCATCAGCGGCCGCATTAGTAATTGAACCTAATGCAAGACTACCAATAGCTATTGTATTAGAACTATTGAAAGCATTGCCAGCAGATTTTCCTATGTTAACATTATCGCTTCCTGTGTTGATGTTGTACCCAGCGTAGCTTCCTACTAAAACATTATTATCACCTTGACTAAGTTCTATTCCTGTGCCGTGTCCAACGCAAGTATTGTCTAAAGCATCTGATAATGTACCAAAACCAGATTTGTGTCCAATAAAAGTATTTCTAACTGAGCCTGAGTCAATAGTTCCAGCTAAATAACCAAGCACTGTATTTGCACTTGTACTATCTGCACCACCTGTACCACCACTATCATTATTAGATAGTGAGATTCGGGAGTTGGCATCGAGTTTAAATCTTCTTGCAGAATTAACATTAAATTCTAAATATGTATCTGCTCCAGTAAGTTTAGTTGCTCCATTTACCCATTGAAGTTCCTGACCAGCAGTCTTTATTTTTAAAGCACCAGTGCTTACTTCAACATTCCCATCCCCCGTAACAACGAATTGAGCTGTACCACTTGTACCAGCGGCATTCGTTCCTGTAGCACAATACAATAAATTATATGCAGAGTTAGCGGCTCGTACAGCTCCAATTTTTAAGGCTGAACCAGCATACGAGGCGTGTGTCTGATTTATAGTGGCTTGGTCGCTAGTTGCATCACCTATTGCAGTAAAAAAGAATGTCGGGTCATCCGTATTAATTCCAATATTGCCTGAGTCATTAATAACAAGATGATTTGTACCACCAAAATTAGAATTGTTATTTATCTTTAATAAATCGCCAGTATTATCATATCCTATAGTTGATTGTTGTGTTGTAGTTTGATTGAATCTTATAACACTATCGCCACTTGCACCTGAAGTAAGATTTAGTAAGGCATCTGTATTAGATATAGTTACATCGCCACCAAAAGTAGCATCACCAGAGCCATCAATCGTGCCAACAACATCAATACCAGCATCATCTATAGTAAGTTTTTTAACCTCATCTACATAAAATTCCATTTTACCAGCATCGGTAGAACCCAATGATGATTTTGTTGTGAATGTAACATAGTTCAATGTCTGTGCAGAACTTGAGTATACAGTCTGAATATGCAATTTATTAGTGTCAGAAGAACCCATATGAAATTCTGGATTTCCACTATTAACTGCTCTGAAAAAATCAAATTGACTACCATTGATTACGAGATTGCCAGCTAAAGTAGTATTTTGACTTGAGTCCAATGTAAGTGCAGTAGTGCCATCTGCTGTTCTTAATTTTAATATTCCACCAGAAAGTCTTGTCCCAATAAGCATTTCTGTAGATGATTGACGATAAGATACTTGTGCTCCTATACTATCGCTTGGAGAACCAAAAAATAAAGCACCATAATTTCCATCTGGAGTTAATATGCTAATACCGCCACCTGCGCTATTTTCTACAACTAAATCATCTGCATCCGCATGAGCAGTAACACTTCCAGCACTTGCTGACCGAACAATAAGTTGACCTTCTAATAATTCATCGTATGTATTAGTATTGCTACCATTTACAGTTAAATCGCCTGTTATAGTTACATCGCCAGATATTGTACCGCCTGCGAGAGATACGTTTAGTCTACTATTTGTTGTGTCTAAAGCAGCGTTTAATGTTTCTTTAGATGTAGCTGCATTTATACCTATTGAATTTCCAGAGGAATCTGAATATACTTTGTTTAAAACTTCTTGAGTTGTTAAAGCTCTTAAGTTATCTGCCATAACTTGCACCTATATAATATCCACCACCACCGCCACTAAGGCATTATTAAACTATTTTACAGCAAAAGCAGATATTGGAGATGCAACAGATATAATCCTTTTATTGCTTTCGTTGTCTGCTAATTTACTATAAAACTCTTTCATGAAATATTCTTTTTTATCTATTTCGCCATTTCTTTCTGATACCATTGCTTTGCAATAATCTACTACTGCTAAGCTAAGCATCTTATTTAAATTTATGTGAGAAGAAGAACTAGGACTTGCATCTTCTTTAGGTATTTGATTGATTGTAATTCTTTCACCTGCTGATTCAGTAGCATTAAAAGTTCCAGTATTAAAAGTTAAAGTATTACTAGCAACTGTGGTAATAGTGTAATCTCCATTGTTACTACTTGAACCTCTTACTCTTATTTTATCTCCATTTGAAAAAACATCAAATCCACCAGATGAATCTGTCATAGTATCAGAACTTCCACCAGCATCAACAAAACCAATTGTAGTTCCAGATAAAGAAATAGTTGGTGTTTCTAATGATTGAGATATAAAAGGTTCATTAATTCTAGTATACTCTATCCTTAATCCATTTACAATGTCTTCATCTGGATAAACAAGTTCATTATCGTAAGATTGCAATACTCCACTTTGAGTAATTCTATCTGCATTTCTACTTCCCGACATTTTATAAAGAAGTAATTCTCTACCTCTTAAATAATAAAAATAATCTTTATCTACATAACTACTCATGGTGATGTATCCTCAACTAAGTAAAAAGGTTGATTATTTAATCTTCTAATTTTTTTGTATTTATTATCACTTGTATCTAAAACACTAACATTCTCTATAGCAATTAAGTCTCTAGGTAAAATGTAAACATTGTCATCAGAGTCATGAGCATTTATTATGTCTTGTTTGTTTACGTCTAATTTTTCTTTTGTATTACTTTGTATTAAATGTATTGCATCTTTAATATATGCGATAGCAAGGGTTTCTTCTCTCATCCCTGTTCGTTCCATTAATTCTAATACTGTCACTATCTTGCTCCTTGCATTGCCATAGCCGTAGCTAATGTTTTAGGGTGATTTTCTATATAAGATTTTATTTCAGCCAATGCTAAATTGTAATGTTGTTGTGACATTTGACCAAAGTGTGTACGTTCTCCTAATTGAGCCTGTATTGTTTGAATCCTTGCCATTAACATTTCACTATCTTCTTCTGTTCTTATCCAATGTTCTGTTCCCATAGTTGTACCATCTGCACTAAAATCTCCTTGCCTAGCAATTACCATCATTAATTTTGCAAATTCTTTAAAACAAGCATAATTAATAACTACATTTCTTAAATCAGAATCATCGTCTACTTTTGTATGGTCTATAGAATAATAGTATCCATCTTCTGAACCAGCAGGTTCTGGAAGTATTTTAATTACACCATTATCATTCCACCATACTGGATGAGTAGATGTTGCTTTTTTAAGACTACTAGAATCAGCTGCCCATTTAGATTCTGCTATTGATATTTGTGTACATGAATATCCATTTCTTTGAACTTCAGTAATTGTATCAACGTCTACAGAAACTCCTCCGCCTCCTGTAAATGTAGAAGATTGAGTTTGAGCAAACATTAATAAATTTTTAGGAACATTTGCTACTACAAACTTTTGTGCAGATACAATAAAATTTGGGTCAGGAGTTTGACCGTTTTTTGTTATATCTGATATTTCATTTGCTATTACTGTTGTTGCCATATTTTACCTTTATATATAGGGGACCGAAGTCCCCCATATATTTTTTATTAAGATGTTGTTAATTACACTTTTGAATAGTGTTGAAAAACAACTCCTACTTTTACGTTAGCTGCACCAGCAGTTAAGTCTGCATCAATAACATCTAACCTAACATGGATTTCTCTAGCTGAACTACCACTATCTAAAAGACCAGCAACAAGTTTACCTGTTGTAGCTTCACTAGTAGCAGTATCTGGAGCGGCCCAATTAGCAGCTTGTCCATGACAATTTTCGACAACATAAAGAGGAGTATTAGCTTGTAAATGTACAGCAGCTCCTCCATCGTCTAAAATTTCACATAAAGCCATTATTTGTGCTCCACCCGCAGCTGTCCCAATACTCATATCCATACCATCTCCACTTGCCCCAGAAGTGCTAAGAATACCATCAGAGACTAAAAATAAGTCCTTAATAACAGTATTAGCAGGTTGGGTAATTGCGGCTATGTCAGTAGTTCCATGAGCGACAGGTACTAGAGTCCATTCTGATTCAGCTGAAGAAAGCTTTGATACTTTGCCATCTGTAAAAAGACCAGAATCAGCAACGTTTTCTAAAGCTCCACCATCTTTGTTTTGTCCGTATAAAGGGATTGCCATGATTTACCTCCTATTTCCAGACCGCATGGGATTCTGGCATACGCCATTCCATACCGGCCTCAGTTTGAATTAAATCAACCCTACGGTCAACACCACTATTCTCAAGAGTCTGAACTCCAACGTATACTGCAGTATCACGATTCAATCCGTTACCTACCAATGGTCGGTATGCACATTGAGTCATGTTAATTGCAAGTATCTTAATGCCAGTTGAATCTAAGTGAATGTTGCGAACAAGATTCATAGCTCCATAAGGAGTCATAACTTGTGTAACATCTAAACCATAGACATTCTTCTTTCCAGCCATACTAAAATCTGCACGACCTAAGTTTGTACTTCCGTCTTTAACTTTAGAAACGTTAGCTGAAAAATAACCACTCAACTTGTGCATCCAATTGTATGTATCAGTAGAACACATAAACAATGTTGCACTTGCATTATTGTATCTTGGGTCAAGAAAGTTGCTCATATCATCAAGAAAATCATCTTGAGACTTTGAACCAGTTCCGCCAATTCCAGAACCATCAAAAATGTTTCCGTAACTAGTAATGAAACTAACTGCACCTTCTGTATACTGAGCTCCAGAACTATCAGTTCCTTGAGCACCAAACAACAATGCTGTTTCGATGTCATACTTATGTTCGATTAACTTTGTTCTCCAAATTCTTGCAAATTCATTAGGTTCATACTTAAGAACAGTTGCTCTTGTAGTATTATCCATCGCCATTGCAGTTTTGAAGATTTGAGTTAATCCAACAGCACTTGAGAAAGGTTGGTCTTTCCAAGACTCTGGGTATCCAGAACCTTGAGAATGAGCAGAACCTACAACGTAACATCTTTTCTTTTCAAGATACAATGCTATTGACTCTGAAGAAACATCTACACCATCAAGAGCATTATTGTGAGCTGAATAAGATGTTAGTTCTAAATCAGCTCCTGCTGAACCTTTACTAACTACTTCTGTTTTAAGTACAGCAGCATTTGATACAGAAGTTGTATCTACTGATAATACTTTAACAATTAAGTAATCATCTGGAGTAGTTGCTACATCAGTTGTTCCACCTGTATCATCCCAACTACCAGCTGCTTCAGAATCATTAAAATTGCTAGAACCAGCAATAATATAAGGAATCTTCACAATTGAATTTGGAAGAAAGAATGTAGGTTGAGAACCTGAAGAGCCTGGTAAAACATCATAACTACTATTTCCATAGATATTTTGAATATTACCTGCTGATTTATAATCACCAATCATGCAAAAGTAATATACATCACCAGCGTCTACATTTGTGTGAGTCACAGTTGCATCATCTCCAGCTAAACTAGCAGGAGCAGAAGCTCCATGATTTGATACATAAGCGTATCGTTTGTGATACGAACCCCTTCGTTCAGTAAATTTAAACTCTGGGTCATCCGTAGGTTTTTTTGCGACTTGTGATACAAATCTAAAGAAAGGGTCTTGAGCTATTGAAAGTTCAGAAATCCTATCCCCAAAATTATATCTACGTCTAAGGTCGCCTGTACTAGGTAACGCACCATAACCATTACTTCTGGCGTCTGGGGAAGCCCCTAGTTCTTCCATGCCGAATACATCAGCCATTTTTACACCTCTTTATTTTGAGTTAATGGCTGTCAATATATTATTTTATATACTGAAAGCCTTTTCTAGTTCACTACCAGAACCCAAAATTGTATCAAAGACTGTATCATCAGAGGATTTTTCAACTGCTACACTACCTTGCGTTGCAATAGTAGCGGGTTGTTGTTGAACTTCTCTCATTTTGTTGTGAATTTCTTGTCTCGCAGAATCAGCTATTTGTTCATCCCTATTCTTACGATTCATTAAATAGTATATATCTTCAAGTTCTAAAGACTTAGATTTTGCAAATTCAGTAAATTGACTCCATTGTTCATCAGACATATCCATCTTTTGTTTAAATTGAGTTTCTTTAGCCATTTTTGCATTTTCTTGCTTTTGACTTTGTAATACACCAGAAAGACGACGCTGTACAACTCCATCTATTGTCGCTCCCAATACTTTTGCAGAATCAGAATCGGGTTTTGAGAAAGCTTCATCTGTGTCAAAAACAAAATCTTCATCAAGATTAAGTTGTTGATTCAATGTTTCTGGGGCCTGGCCACCACCCTCGAAGTAATTCCTAACGTGAGAAATTAAATTAGGGTCTTCTCGCATAGCATCAAGTATAGGCATATAAGGTTCTATTTCTTTTAATTTAGAATTAAGCCTTTTTGCTTCTCTACTTGAATCACTATACCTTTTCTGTAAAGTATCCAAATTTCCATTTGGTACTTCGTTCTGAACTTCTACATTGGGGCTCGTCTGCGTGTTAACGCTTTGTTCCGAGGTTGGTTGTGAAGGTTCGTCTAATATGCCGCCATTGACTTGATTATCTAAAGATTCAAAAAAATCGCTAGATGACATTCCCATGACTGCATCTTGTACGCTTTTACTTTCGGGGGCCGTAGTGGCGTTACCTACTTGTTCTGACATACTATCTCCTATTTTAAGGTTATTTTAATTTAGCAGTTTGAAAATCTAAAATGCAAGTATTAAGATTGCTCGTTTTTACCTACATCTTCTTTTGTTGATTTTACATCAGACTGCATTTGGTCTCTCATTTTTTGAAACTCAACTTTTAACATTCCTCTTAGAAGTTTTTGTTGTGCTTCAGTTTCAAGAACATCTTTTCGTATTTCATTACTAGCATCTCCAACTTTCATTTTAATACCAGATTGTACTAATTGACGTTGAAGAGTCTCTATTGTTCCATCTTTTTCTTTTACTAATCCTTGTATAGATTCTAATTGACTTTGCATTTGAGATAACATTGATTTTCTTTCTACTATCTTATCTTTGTTTCTTATGTCTGTTTCAGCTAACATTGCTACATCGTCAATTAATCCTGCTTGATACCATCTAAAATATTCTTCAAGTAAAGCCCATCTATTTAATGGTAATGTTGCACCTGCTATTATTCTTACATCAAATCTAGCCGATGCATAATCCTTGTATTTACCTATTGCTTTACCATAATCGTTGTATAGATTAACATTGATTCTTACTTCTTTTTCTTCTTGATTGTTTGCCTCAGGTTGAACAATCCTAAATACTTTTTCAATATTATAATGTTTTTGAGCCATCATTTTAAATATTCTACCTATATGTTCTAACGATGGTTCTACTATACTATTCATCCATGCTTTTAATCTTCTTGTACCAAACTCATCATTTGCAAGTAATCCACGATAAGTTTCTGCTTGGTCTTGAGAAAATCCCATCATTGCAGATGGTACACCACTAATATATTCTGCATCTGTTTTACCTTGTTGCACTACTGTAAAAAATGCATTATTAATAGGTGCTGGTTGTATTGGTGTGGGAGGGGAAAATCCTGGCCTGTACTTTAACAATGCACCTGGCGCTGATGAATACTTTTCCCACTCATCTTCTGGTACAGAACCTTCTTCATACATCCATCTAAGATTAGAAGATAGGTTTGCATTATGTAACATTATTTGATGAGCTTTGTTTATTTCTTGTTGTTTACCTATTAATGGAGTTACAGCACTCATTGCAAAAGGAGTTCCTGTGTACATATAAGGAATAGGAACTATAGGATATTCACTAATTGGAATAGTTTGTTCAAATAAAAATGTATCATCTCCTACACTACAACATTTAACAATTCTATTTTCATAAAACTCTATAGAATCAACAATATTCTTTTTAAAATTCTTATCTTTTTCAAATTCAAGGTATTGAGATTCAGACATTACTTGTTCTTTAATTATAGTAGCGTCAGACCTAGCTTGAGATATTAACTCCATTTCTCTTTCTTGTATTCCTTGAGCAGCCATTTTTTGAGAATTTTCTATCATTAACCTAGCTCTTTCTGGAATAATCTCACCTTCTTGAGTTTGTTGCTCAATTTGCATTTGTTTTTCAATTAATTGTACTTCTATTTCTTGTTTAAATGATTCTAATTGTTCTTGAACTTGTTCTTTTAATAGTAATAATTCAGAATCACTAGGTTCAATTTTTATGTAAACATTACGATATTTAAACTTTTTCTTTGAGTATGTTTCGTAGTATGGAATAATATCATCATCTTCTGCATCCATATTAATACCATATGTTAAATCTTCTGGTTGTATACTATCTGTAAACTCTGCATCTCTTTGAGAATAAGATACAACATCACTACCTTTTGTTACCTTTTTAATTTTTGCTTGAAATTGTGGTAACATATTAATAAGTCTTGCTCTTGATATATTCTTTCTTATTTGTATAAAGGCTGCATCTCTAAATAAAAAGTCTCTACTTGCTGGGTCTACAAATACATCATAAGGGTCTATTCTATTAAACCTTACTTCTCCCATTCCTCTATCAGCGTCTTTATCTATATCTACAAGAAAATATCCTACACCTTTTGTAAGAGAATCTAAAACAACTTGACTGTATAAAGATTTACCATTAGATAGATACCAACAATAATCTGCTACATCTGAATGTACTTGAGCAACATCTACGTCATCTCCAGTAGCCCCTACTGCTTTCCATTTAGGATTATTCGCAGTAACAAAGTATTTCATTATTTCTATAATAGGAGTTATTCTATTTATAGTAAATGTTGGCATACCAGATTCTTCCAACATA